ATGGCTGCACTTGCTCTTTATTATGCAATAACAAAGAAGAAATCCATTCAATTCATCATTTCTCCTTCTCAAGATCAGTCTAAAATTATATTCAATGAACTCAAAGAAATGGCTATGAATTCTCCTTTAGTCTCTCCACTTGTTGAGAAAACAAAAGACTTTCCATTCCCTGAAATTAGATTTAAATCAGGTGCATTGATCTATGCTCGTTCCACAGGAAACAATGAAGGTAAATATCTTCGTGGTCACAAGGCCCATAGGATAATTCTTGATGAGGCAGCATATATAAAAGAATCAATTATCACTAATGTTATTTCTCCAATGCTTGCAGATTATGATGGAGAAATGATTCAAATTTCAACTCCTTTAGGTCAGAATCATTTTTATGATTCTCATCAACGTGGTTTAATAAAAGAGCCTGGATATGCATCTTTCCAATTTTCATCATTTGAGAACCCACACATCTCACATTCCTACATACGTCGTAAACAGAAAGAAATAACTGACATTGAATTCAGAACAGAATGGCTTGCAGAGTTCGTAGATGATCAAGTTTGTGTATTCAAATGGGCTACTATCAATGATGCACTTGTAGATTATGAAGAAACTTACGAACCAGAACCATCTCATAATTATTTCATTGGAGTGGATATTGCAAAGATGTATGATTACACTGCAATCGTAGTTATCGACGGAACTGACCAAAAGAACTGCAAAGTAGTCTATACAGAGAGATATACTGGAAAACCTTATTCATTTGTAATAGAGAGAATAATGGGACTATCATTTAGATTCCACCCACTTTCAATTCTTCTTGATGAAACTGGCGTTGGTGCAGGTATAACTGAACAAGTTGCTGCAGAACTTCCATGCGCGGAAGGATTCACATTTTCAATGCAATCTAAAGTAGCGTTAATTAATACATTAAAAACTGGATTAGAGCAAAGAAGATTGAAAATCCCAAGATCTCAAAATGTAATGGCTGATGAGTTGAGATTTTATCAATATGAGTTATCAGACTCAGGCGTTGTAAAGATGAGTGCACCTTCTAAAAAACATGATGATTATGTAATTGCACTAGCTCTTGCTTATCAGAAATGTGCGGTAATGTATGCAGATGCATCAGTTGACTTAATCGAGAGAAATGATGACTCCGAGCATAAAGATTTAAATACTTCAGATTTCTCCGTATCTAATATCAGTTCACATAGCAGTGATTTTAATGATGATCAAGTTTCAGGTGTTAAGTGGTGGATTTAGGTATTGAACCAATTTCCTTTATAAAAAGTAGCTCTATGGCAAAGTACAGGGGAGCTTCAATTCCCAATTCAGCCAAAGGCTCGCATGCTATCACACCTGATTACCTTAGTTTCAGGAATACATGGTGGGGGCAACCCCAACCTGTTTCCTATGATTTTATATGGAAAGCTTATTTGAATGAACCAATTGTGCGTGCATGTGTTGATATTACAGTCGATGCAATTATTGGAGATGGTTATACTATTGAAGGTAAGAATGAACGACATGTGAAAAAAGTATGGAAAGCATTTAAGAATTCTAATTTTCAAAAATATCTGCAAGATATGGTATCTTCTCTCGTTATCTTTGGGGATGCATATGCAGAATTAATTAGAGATGATCGTGGATTTTTAGAATATATGAGACCTGTAGATTCTGCAACTATCCGTTTAGACTATGATAGAAATGGTAGAACCGTAAGATATATCCAACGTGTGTTACATTATCGTGTTAACTTCTATCCTTGGGAAATGGCCCACTTTAACGTTAATACAATAGGTGGCAGAGTATATGGAATATCGTCACTTCAATCAGTAATATTTACGATTCGTGCAAAAATGTCTGCACAAGATTATAACACAGAATATTTCAAGAGACCTGGACTTCCAAGATCTATCTGGATTTCCAAGAATTTATCAGATGCTCAGAATGAGAGAATCAAAAACACATTGAAGAAATGTACTCCTCAAACAGATGTTTATCTAAATACTTCATCAGGAGAGATGGAGCATAAACTTATTGAACTCAAAAATAGAGACATGCAGTTTGTTGAATTAATGAACTATCTACGTCAAGAAATAATTGCAGCAATGGGAGTTCCACCTGTATTCCTTGGACTCACATCCGGATCCGAATCAAAGAATTCACAGATTCAATTAGAATCATGGGATAGACGTAAGAAGAAAATGAGATTAATGATTCAAGATATTATAAATAAAGAAATTCTCAATACTGAAAACTTTGGTTTTGATGATGTCTTTTTTAAGTTTAACGACGAGAACTCAAGAGAAAATCTTAAATATGCACAAATGGCCCAACTACTCTCAACGATTCCATACACTACTCCAAATCAACTTCTTGACATAGTTGGTCTTCCAGACATGGGAGATAAGAAAGTAAGATACGATTCCACAGATACAGAGATAGACAAACCAACAAAAGATGTTGGTGATACTCCTCTTTATCTTCTTCAAGCAGAGCAAGAAAAAAAGGTTACAAATGCAGCAATGAATAATCCAAATGCTGCAAATCCAAAACGTAATCAAAAGAAACAAGAGAACTCAGAAAATCTAAATTCCCAACAAGCTAATCAAACTCGTTCAAAATCAATGAATCTTTTCAAAGCAGATCCAAATCAAGATTATCCATATGGTGCTATAGAAGTTGAACCAGAAGTTATGGATCCTGCAAATAGAGAGACTCTCCGAATAAGAATGGAAGAGAATATGGATGCGTTAGCTCGTGTTCAATTTGGTATTAATCGTGATTTTGTATTTATGGATGATTTATTTGGTCCAAAAAAAGGACAGAAATCAAAACCAGTTGATAATACAAAAGCTATTTTTTATAATGGATCTACCCAGCTAGATGAACAATAGATTTAAATACTTGTATATAATCCTCAAACTATGCAAAAATTTGAAATATTAATGCCGTTTGAAAAAACAGTTTCAGATGATGGTAAAGATTTACAATTATTTGGGGGAATTGCTACCTCTACAGACTTAGATAGAGATAATGAGAGAATGGGTAAATCTATAATCCCAAAAATAGCAAAAAGTTTAGATGGTGCTACTGTTTTTTTCAATCATGATACTAAAGGGTTAGGTGTTGGAAAAGTATTAAAATCAGAAGTTAGTGGATCTGGAGATAGGGTTATGATAAATGTTATCCCTACGAAGGCTGCAAAAATGGCTGATGTAGTTACCCAGATAAATGAAGGTATTCTAAAATCATTTTCAATCGGTGGAAGAATTTTGAAATTTGAAGATTCTTATGACAAAGTATTGAAGAAAGATGTTAAGGTAATAACAGATGTAGAAATTTATGAAGTTTCAGTAGTTGGCATTCCTGCTAATAAGAATGCTTCAATAACGAACTGCATCGCAAAATCGTTTAAAATAGATGGTGATAAAATGGGAGATGAAGAAAAAGTAACTCCTCCAGCAGATGATAAAAAGCCTGCAGAAGAGGAAAAGAAAGAGGCAAGCTTAAACAAATCTGTTATGGATGATCCTCATATTCAGAAAGCACTTTCAGATCTTAAAGTTGAATATTCCAAGAATTTTACTGTATTAACAGAGAAAATTGAAAAGGAATATACTGCAAAAGTTGCTGAGATGAAGAAAGAATTTGATGAAGCAAAAGTTGCATCAGATGCCAGATTGGATGCGATGAAAGTAACTCTAGATGGCAGAGTAAAATCAATTCAAACTGACAAACAGGCTCTTGAGAAACAAGAGGGAAAGAAGGATGAGACAGTAGAGAAAAATGCTGAACCTCACAGATATTTACAGTAGGTGATATTAATGGAAGAGAATGAAGCAGAAATGCGAAAAGGGTTTAAGGCCTTAAATAAAGCTTCTGGAAGTTTTGAATCCAGTGAGCTTATGCCAAATAATGCAATGTATATTGACAGTATGAGAAAGTTAGATGCTCGTGCTGCAGCAGGAAAAGCAATTACGGATATGACTGAAAAAGCAGTTGGAGCAGACTTTATGAAATCTGCAAGTATTGCAGGTGCTGCAACAGGTTCAACTGACAAAGCATTAATCCCTCTATGGGTTGATCCTTCAATTATTGATATGACACGACGTTTAACTCCTATGGTTGAGTTAATGCCACGTGTTACTCAGTATGGTCGAACTGCAGAGTTTAATAGACTCACTGCAAGAGGAGTAAGACTTTTCGGAACAGAAGATGAGTCACTTGCAGAGACAGATGATACTTATGCAAGAACATCAAAAGCGGTTAAATTTGTAAGACAAGTGGGAAGAATCACTGGTCCTTATCAGGCAGCATCAAAGTTCTATTTACAAAATGGATATATCGATGCATTTAACTTAGAGGTTATGAACAAATCAAAAACAATGAGATTTGTTGAGGAAGATACACTCATTAACGGTAACGTTGACACTGCAAGAACTGCATACGGTGGAGGAACCTCAACAGTCGGAGCAGAATATGATGGTATTCTAAACACAGACAGTTTACAAACTGTAGCTGGTGGATCTGCAACAGTAACCATTGATGGTTTGAGACAAGCTATTCGTGAAGCACGAACTGCAGATGAGTCAACAACTCTTGGTCAAAGTAACCCAGATTCTATGTTAACTGATTTCAAAACTCTTGATGATATTAAAGCATTATTGCAGGATTATCAGAGAATTGTTCCAGCAGATAAAATTGCATGGGGTTTCCAAGCAGTGTTATTTGATGGATTACCAATCATTCCTTCAAAGTTTATGCCTGTAACTACAAACTCAAGAGCATTAGTTGTTATGGATTCAACTACCTGGCAAATGAGAGTTCTACAGGATATGACATATGAGGAACTAGCAAAAACCAACGACTCATATAAGTTTATGGTGAAGATGTACGAGACTTTAATCTGTACAGCTCCAGAGTATAATTGTAAAATTACATCATTGAAGTAGAACCTTCATTGATATTTTTATTGAGGTGAAAATTATGGTAGATATAACATCAGAATGTACATTTGAACAAACTGTCCCTAATCTTGCAAGTAAAGTCATAACTATTAAGACTCTTGCAACTGCAGATAATGGAGATACTATCGCTGTCGACTTAGACAAATATGGTATTAAAAATGTTTTAGGAGTTTTAACTTTTATCCACGCAACGGATCTAAGTGTTATGACTCTTGAGACTACAGATGCGAGTACAACTGCAGTTTCTAGTAGAACGCTTACATTAACAATAGCTGGATCTACTAGTAATAAGAGACGTGTACACGTTATATTTGGAGAATAGGTGATCTAAATGGTAGACATAACAGCAGGTTGTACAATCACTGATACTGGATTTGCGTTAGGTCAGTCCAGACATAAAAAATTGCTTATTGTAACAGCAGCAACAGCGGATTCTGATGACATAATTACTCTTACTCCAACAAAATATGGGGTTATTGAGAGTGTTTTTGGAACCGAACAAGGTACTCCAGGTCAAGAACAACCAACATGGGTTGTTTCTACCGGAGTAATTACTTTGGGTGGTTCTTCAAACGATAATATCGTTAGAGTTTTTGAAGTTACACTAGCGAAGTGATAAACATGAAAAAACTCTTTTCATTGTTTATTCTTTTTTCTTTATTTTCCTTAGCTTTTGCGCTAGAACAAGATTATTATGAAGTTATTACTGTTAATGAAGCAGGTGTAACTGATTCAATTGCGTTAAGAAATTTCTTCACTGAACATATTTGTACGCCTTATTTCATTGGATCTGGTATCTCAACTACAGAGACAACAATAACATCTACAAAGACTTGTGATAGTTCTTCAGGATTATTAGGAACATGTAATAATACTGATGATACTACAACTTATTCCTTTGCAGATATGATTGCTACAAAAACATGTAATTCAACAATAAATGTTTCTGGAACATGTGCAGGAACAAATGCAAAAGGTGGAGCAAATTATAGTACAAATGAGACTAATTCATCTCTAAATGTATCTATGAATTTAACAATAAATATTTCAAATTCAACTTTAGCCTTATATAATGGTACGTTCTCTTTGAAATATCGTGCAGGTTACTTTGGTGATAATGTAACTGGTATTACATCCATTTATATCTGGGATGGAAGTGAATGGTCCTTAAAAGGAACTCTTTCAACTAATGGATTTACTGATACATTTGTTTCCGGTTTGAATCCTCAAGATTATGCACAAGGAGGTATTGTTCAAGTTTCATTTGCACATTCAACAAATACGACTACAAATAATTCTGGAATGACTGTTGATTACTTAGCATTGGATTTCACACAAACTCCAATTATTACATTGAATGAAACTGCATTGATAGGATCTGAGATGAATATAACTATCAATATTACGAGTGATACTCTTGGAGATAATACAAGTGTATTTGATCTTAATATTGTTGGTGGATATTTTGGAGATAATGCGACTGGAAATACAACTATTTGGCTATGGAAAGATGATACTTCCTGGTCACAACAGACTGTAAATCTTTCGTTGAATTCAATGGATAGTATTACTATCAGTGACCTTCCAGTTGCAAACTATGTAATTGGAGTTATTAACCGAACAAGAATTAGGTTTAATCACTCTATAAATGCAACTTCTGGAAATACTGGAATAGTGTTGGATAAGGTAAGTCTTGTCTCAACTACAAACACAACTGTAACTTCAAATGCAAATATTACTATGCAAGCAAGTATAGATAATGTAAATTGGTTTGACTATATTGCAAAGACAGAAGTTACTAGTCCAGTGATGCTTGGAGTAAACCGTACAGCAAGATATGCTAGATTCAACGTATCTACAATGCTTATAGGAAATCAATCTGGAAACAGTTTGTTAATCCCATATGCAGCAATTGATAGGGGTTAAAACCCTTTCTTTTATTTTTAAGGTGTTAATATGTCAGTTTCGCAATATCCGTCGTTGATAGTAAATGGAGGAGAACTTAATTGGGCCGCACCAGACAAAGACTCCACTTTTGATCAGACAAAGATATACAAGTCTGATGCGAAATATGGTACTTATAGTCTTCTTGCAACAATAACTACAATACGTACTCTTTATTATATTGATTCTGCAGTTACTTCAGCAGCATGGTATAAAGTACAATTCGTAGATTCAGATAATACATTAACTTCTCAATTCTCACTTCCTAAATCAGCAACTGGAAGAATCAGTGATACTAATTATACTACTCCTCGTAAAGTTGTAGAATTCATTGGAGCGTTTAGAAGAAAAGTAGATGAGAGTATTGGTACTGCAGATGGTACAGAAACAGAATTCTCATTCACATCCGGAGATAATCAAGTAGTTCAAGAGACAGAATATATTTATGATGATGGAACTTTGGCTGATAGAAATTTAGATTACACAATTAATTTTGATTTAGGAAAAGTTGTATTTGCTACTGCTCCTACAGATACACATGCAATGACTGCTAGTTGGTGGTCCTTATCATTTGGATCAAATGAATTAATAATTGATTCAATTAAAAGAGCAGAAGATGAAATATATCGTCGTTTAGGTAGAACATTTTATGAACCAGAAGCAATTACAGTTTATATTGATTCTTATGATCCTGTTGACTCAACCCCATTTGCATATGAACAATCAAATTATGTTACTGAAGCAGCTACATTTGAACCTAACTTTACTGATACTTTAAAACGAAGAACTATAAGATTAAAGAAATATCCAATAGTTAGTATTAATCAAATTATTCTTAATTCCCAACCAACAGAAATTACTTCAGAAGCAATAGGGACTGCAATTGCAGCACAAACTGATTTTTCATTAGATAATGCAATAATAGTTTATGGAACAGATACTATCTATCTTGATGGTGTTGAAACAACTGCATACACAATTAGCTTATCTGCAGGTACAATTGTATTTGATTCTGCTCCTGGAGCTGGAGTTGTTGTTACTGGAGATTATACTCATTGTAAAGATGGAACAATTATATCTAGTGATGATTATCTTGTAAGAGAAGAAGCAGGATTAATATTTTTGAAATCTTCTGCAACTACCATAAATCAGAATCCTTTTGTTATGGCTGTTTCTTATGTAACTGGATTTTATGATATTCCTCCTCAAATTAAGAAGCTCGCTACACGTATTGCAGCAGTAGATCTTATACAGACTACCCAGATGTCACCAGATACTTCTTTATCTCTCACAAACGCTAATATTGGCGCTATGCTTGGGGAAATAAGATCTATTTATAAAACAATGGGCGAGAAATTCACAATGGATAGGATTTGATCATGGCCGAAGATTTTGAAACCCTGGATAAAGAATATTCAGGAAAGAATGTTTCAATAAAAATAAATGCTCAGATCTTATCAAATAAAGAATTTCTTGAAAATGCAGCCAAAGGCGCATTAGAAAGAATGGCAGAGGCAATTAAGTTTGATGTTGTTTCTGCGAAGCGTGATGCGTTTGCAGATAAACCTGGTGTTTGGGGGTACCCTAATCAAGGATATTCTAATTCTGATGAATACTATTCAAGTGGGAATGTTCCTTACTGGAGAGGTGGCCTCATAGGTAGTTTTGAATTAATTGGTTCTGGAACTGATATTTCATATCTTCTTGCATTCACTGCACCGTATGCTTTGTTGATTGAAAAAGGTGGAAATACTCAAACTCAACCTCCTGAAAATTGGTTTTCAGATAAAGGAGTAATAAGTTATCCTGTAAAAGAAGTTCAGCCACATCCATATATGGATTCAGTAGTTTTTAAGATTCAATCAAATCTTGAAGAATTCGGTTATCTAGATGTATTTATACTCTCATTCTCTAATTTTTTCAGATAGATTTAAATAGTTGTATAAAATCCTATCTTTGAGCAAGTAGCTCCAAGGTGCTGGTATTGGCAGTAACAAGTAACGTACTAACTACATCGGCGTATGCTCTTAATGAGATGTTACGCGCAAATGTTCCCTATGTTCAAAATAAAGTGTTCCCTCCTGGAATGAAGCAAGATGCTAGAACTCCAAGAATAACAATAAAACCTTTGACACCAACTGAGAAAAGAGTTGGAATCGGAGAGAAATATGGTTCATATATGGGTTTGTGGTATTTGTTTATTTACAGAGTCGATATCTGGGACAAGGATCCAACTGTTGTTGAAAAAGTAGCAGACGAAGTATTGTATGCAATTTGGAAAAATAGAGGATATCAACCTAATTCTCCAAAAGATTTAGATGGTCAATTTCTTCTTTTACAAGTAGCAGGTGGATCAGCTACAGATCTTAATCAAGGTTTACAATTATATCAGAGAACAATTAATGTTTCTGGAAGATGGCTTTCGAAGTCACAAGAGGTGTTTTAGTATGGTAGATGTAACTTATGTTGGTGGAAAAACTTATATTGTAACTAGAGCAGAGGGTTCAAAAGCAACTCCTGCAGATTATGGAAAGTATGATAGTGCTGGAACAGATGACAAACTTTTGTTAACTACAAATTATACCCCATCATTGAGAAATAATTTCATTAAAATCTATACTCTCGGTGGAGGTCGAAGTTATAAAAAAGCAGTTCCTGGAAAATTAGAATGTTCTGGATCATTTGAATATGATGTACAGAATGGAGATTTCTTAAAATATGCATTTGGTACTCTTTCTTCAGCAACTACAGCAACTGTAGATTTTGATGGAGTAACTATAACTGGTACTCCAACTTCAGATTTGAAGTCATATACTATTATAGAATCAGATGTTGTGGATTCATTTACAAAAGATGTTTATACTATCAGTGAGCTTGGTGGGGATTTCAAACATAGATATGTTGGATGTAAGGTAAATCAAGTTTCTATGAAAGCAGATACTGAGAATCCATTAAAAGCTACTATTGATTGGGTTGCACAAACTGTGACAACTACAACTGGTGCAGTTGCTGCTCCAACAAATACTTGTTTTGATGATGTTCCAAAAATGTTTTATCAAGGTCAATTGTTAATTGATGCTGGAGATATGGGAACTGGAACTGGTACATTAAATACACTGACTGATTCAACAAAATCATGGACTGTTAATGCATTTCAAACAAATTATGTTGTTATTGATGATCTTGGAATTGCATTCCCAATTGCATCAAATACTGCAACAGCATTGACTGTAGTCGGAACTCCTTCAACTGGAACCTATGCTATTACTCCTAAATCTACATACACTGCAGGACAAGTTGTACAATGTAATTCAATTGATTCTACATTAACAAATACTCTAGAATCGTATTGGTCAATTTCAAATGACACTGGTCGTGGAGTTAAATTCCTAATTGAAAAGATTAGAGAATATACTTTGAATCTAGATCTCAATTTCACAAATTCTGAACAACTTGGTAGATTTTATACAGGTGCAGAAGCTGGTGTTGCTCCAACAACAACTGCAGAATACACACCATTCATGGTTGTATTGAATTATAAAACTGCAACTTCAGATGGAGACAATTTCAAAGAAATGAGAATTGTTTATGATGATGTTGTATTTGACGAAACTTCATTACCTGTTAATCCACAAGATATTCTTAAACAAACTGTAACTGCATTCGCAAAAAGTAGTGCTGTTTATTATATCACAGATGATGCTCAAACTTAGAGACAAGTAGTCTCTTTGAGAAAACCAAGTAGGTGATTAGTAATGTATGAAGAGAAAGTGGTCCTAACGGATCGAGAAGGAACTAAGCATGAGTTCGTGCTATCTCCAGTGAAGAGAAAAGAGAATAGACGATTAACTGCGATAATTACTCCTGATTCATTTAAGGCATCAGAAGCAAATAATCTCCCAATTAAAACAAATAGTTGGGAAGATTACAAAGAACATATTGTTATGGCTACAGTTGTAACTCCAAAAATAACTAAAATACAAATTGATGAAATGGATCCAACAACTGTATTTGAACCATTGTTTTTGAAATGTCAAGAGGTAAACGGAACCTCTCAAAAAGTAATTGAAGGTGATACAAAAAAATTAAAATCTCCATCCAAAGAAGAGTAATGTCTAAAGATCATTTAGAATTATTTACTCTTCATCGTTTTGGAAAAGCGTATGGGTGGAGTGAAGAGGTAGTAGAAAATACCTCTGACAGAACGATTCGTAATCTACATTTGCTTTTAGATTCTGAAGCAGAAATGGAGCAAAAAGTAATAGAAGATGCAAAAAAGAAATCCAAAGTGAGATAATCATGGTTGAACAAGAAGTCACTATCGCGTTGAAGCTGGATACAGCACAATTTAATAGAGGACTTGCTGGAGTACAGAAACAGCTACAACAAATGTCTTCTTTAAATATGTCTCCTGGAATAAAAGCATCTGGATTATCTGGAGGTTCATCAGGGCATAGATCTGTTGCATCTTCAGTTATTACCCTTACTAAAAGTACTGATAAATTATCTAAGTCCTCCAATAATATAGAGAGATCTGTAGCATTTATGACTTCTATGTTTAGAGGGAATATGTCTTCTTTTAATATTCTTGGACTTGGAAAAGCACTTGGAGGATTAGGAAGTAGAGGTGGATCTAGTAGTAAACAATCTTTAGATCCATTATCAGGATTATCAAACGTTAGTTTTGCAAAACCAGAAGTGGATCCTCTTTCTGGAATTGAATCAATAGGTGGAGGAGAATCTGCTGCAGCAGCAGGTTCTGCATCTGCAGATGCTATGGGTGTATTTCTTGAAATACTTGGAGGTATAATAACAATTGTTCTTGTTGTTTCTGGTCTTGTTGTTGTGATGGAAACTATTATGGTTACGATAAAACCAGTATTGACTGTTTTAAAAGCTATTGGTAAAATATTAGCTGTAGCATTAATGCCAATATCCTTATTCATTGTTGAAATGTTAAAACCAGTAATGATAATGCTTATTCCTATTGTAAAAGCATTTTCAGCATTATTAATGCCTTTAAGACGTTCATTAGCAGAAAAAACAAAAGAAGATATTGGGAGAATAAAAGAGTTATCCAAAAAGGTTGCGAGTGGAGATACTCATGCTAGTTTTGAACTAATTGCACTACAAGCAGAAAATGTGTTAGGAGTTTTATTTGATTATTTCATTAAAGGATTTGCAAGTGTGGCTATAGATTTATCATTTGTAATGAATGCAGTTATTCTCAATGCGTTAAGAATAACTACTATTAATCTTGGGGATATATTAATAGATTTATTGGGAGCTGCATTAGGCTTACCTCCAGAATTTACTCAAGGACTTAAAGATGGATTAAGAGATGCAGTTAATCCTGCATTTGATGGTATTATAAATGATTTAGAACCTGCAGCAGATAAATTAAAAGTAATGTTTGGATTGGTTGGAGATACTATTTCAACTACTACAGACGGAATACTTACAGATATTGAAAAATTAAAAAGATCACAAACAGATAGATGGACTAGTCAAGTTGAAAAAGGTTTTCCTGTTGCCACAACTAAAATTGGTAATCAATTACCAACTAGGGTTGATCAAGAAGGTTTAGATATAATAACCGGGCGTAATAATAAAGACATTGTAATGAACGGTATGGACACAAGTCCAATCAGTGTTTCACAAGAAGAATCTGGAACCCCAGGAGTTGTAAATTTATATATGACTATTGAAGGAAATGTAGATTCAGATAATATAGATAAGATTACTTATGCAGTAGAACAAAGAGTAATAGGTAAAGCATTAACTTTAGCTAAATTGGGATGATAATATGTCGTTTGCATTACAATTATATAAATCAACGGAAACTTCTTTCGTTCCTGCTAATTTAAAATTTGGATTGGATCCAAGTGATTTTAATATAGATGATGCAAAATCAATAGAATCATTTGATATTCCATCTATGATTTGGAATATTCATTTTGATTCTTCAATAGTAATTTCACGTTGGAATTTTAGAGGTAAATTTACTGTAGCTGATAGTGATTGGGCTGGCGCACCAAACTTTACTGGAAGAGCATTTGATTTTATTCATGAATTAAGATCTCTTGTTAAAGGAGTAAATCCAACAACAGGTGATTATCCTTATTCTGGTATTTCTGATGATACATCTACAGATATGTTGATAATGCAATTAAGTGAAACATATGCCTCTGGGGAAGAAACTTATAA